ATGTCCGAAACCCGCACCTACACCGGCCTCACTGGCGACTCCGGTGGCTTTGACGGCTACGCTGGGCTTACCCTCGGCGCCAGCTACCAGGGCGAAGAGCAAGACGTGATGGTCCCATCGAAAGAGGAAGGGGCCGAGCCCGTGCCTGTGCGGCGCGTGGTTATCCAACTGGCTAGTGGGCGCACTACATCGGTGACGCCTGAGCAGTGGGGGAAGTGGTTTAGTAAGTAGTTTTTGTTTTATTGAGAACTATATTATTGAATCTGCTATGCCGGGCTTCATGATTGTTATTCAGAATGAGATTTGGCCTACGCCAAATAACACACTCCTCCTCGTTGCTGATATCAATACGCCATTACAAACACTGCCTGCTGGTCAAGCAGGCTCGTTCAAATTTGAAATAGCAGGTGGAAAACTAATTAATGGCTCGGTAGGAGAAGAATTTAGGAGCATTACAGCAGACAATTCATTTGCTATTTATAGCGACACGTATGGATGCTTCCTTGTTTCGATAGTAGAAGAGTCTGCTACGAAGTGGTTTAAAACTCAGCCAATAGCGCTAGAGAGACCAGGTACAATAGTTGTTTTATCGTGTTTTTACGAGAATGGCATACTTGATATCAGAGCGAACTCACAGCAGCTATTGCAGTATGGTGATGCGAATGGGCAGGTATGTATAATAAAGGACATTTTCAGACCTATGATATACACCTTAGGAAAGACGTGGCATTTGGTTAAAAATTATACATAAGGCAAAAGACCCCACCGGTCAGGTTGGGGCCTTTTTTGTGAAAATGTGGATAGCTATCTATAAATGTGGATAGCTCCCAACGTTGTAAGTAATAAGCTTCCCAACCACACCACCAGCCGCAGCCGCTCGGGTGGCCAGCTCAGCCGGGCGGCAACGCTGCGAAGCATCTTGTCGAGCAGGGCCACGGTGCCAACCTTAAACAGCGGCTCAGCTGGGCGGCCCTCGCGGTGGTTGAACCACGACTGGCTCAGGCTCAAGGTAGGGTCGAAGAGCAGGAGCCGCGCGGCGGTCGCCTCGGCCAGTAGCACCCCCACCCCTAGGAGGGAAGGGTAAGGGGTGAAGTAGATAACGTAGCCCACAAGGAGCAGGTAGATGAGTACGCCGCCGTAGTGCAGCGCCGCATGTATCCAGTCGGTGCGCGCCGGCGGCACGTACTCGCGGAACAGCCAGGTAATGATGCCCTGCTGCGCTCCGCTCAGGATGGTATAGAGCGCGAAGAGTAGCAGCGTCATGCTAGTGCCCTCCTGACTCGTTAGTAAACCACTTGCCCGTGCGGTACTTGCTGTAGCCCGCCACGAAGCAGCCGACGGCCGCAAAGCCGTAGCCGCCCACTTTCCAGCCAGAGCCGGGGTTGAAGTGCTCAGCTACGAACATGCCGGCGGCCAGGGCCCAAAGGATGATTGCGAGGTATTTCATTTTAATTAAAAAGAATTAGTGAGTTAAATAGCAGCCAGCAGCTTTGCCGCGCTGGCCTTGTTAATGGCAGCCAGCGAAGCCGGGCCCAGCTTGCCATCGACGCCAGCCGGGCCTAGGTCAAAGCCTAATTGCAGCAGGCCAGCTTGAATCGCTTTTGCCGGCAGCGGGAAGAGCTCACGGGCCAGGGCCGCGTTGGTGACGCCCGGCAGCACGTCGTATCGAGCAAGGTCGTACTTGCGAATGCCAGCCAGCAGCGAGGCGGCATACAGCGGGTCCGTAGCCCAGCCGGCGGCCGCCATGGCGCGGGCCTCGCTCTCGGGGCTGTCCACGGCGAATAGGGCCCGGTACCTAGGATTGGCGCGCAGGAAGGCCACCCGCCCACGGAAATAGTCGGCCGCATCCTTATAGACGCGGAAGCCATCCCGGATGTAGACTTCCTTCCCGTCGAATACCTCGCGGGTATTGAAGTTGATAACCTTGCCTTTCCAGTCCCAGGCGTTTTTGATGCCGCCGAAGTTGAAGTAGTCGTGGCTGAGCACTGAGCTATTCCAACCGCTTTCGAGCGCAGCTTGGTAGGCGGCCACCGAAGCGCATAGCCCGGTACCCTGGCAAGCGGCTTGCGCCAGCGGGGCGAAGGTGGCGAAGAACTGCGCGGGGGCGAGTTTTGGGTACTTAGCCATTGTTTCCTAGTAGGTTGCGCCGCTTGTAAGCGACAATGAGAAAAATGACCCCACCCACGATGAGCACGGTACCTAGGCCTGCCAGCACGTAGCCGGCGGGCTTGGCCAGCGTCGCGCGCCAGTCGGCAGCCTCCTGGGTGGTAGCGGTCTGGGGCAGCATGTTACCATCACCATGGACATTAGCCAGGTTGCCACCCCCTAGGAGCGCATTCTGGGTCGAGCTATCGCTGGCCACCTGAGCAGGCCCGGCTTTCTTCTCGATGACGCTGGCCGTGGCTCCATCGCCGGCAGCCACCTGGGCTTTCTTTTCGGCTACTATAGCATCGCCGTACACGATGGTGCAGCCCTTGCACTTGCGCGGGAGCTTGCCATCTGACAGCTTGTCGCTTGCCACCTTTTTAGGCGGCAGCAGCCCGAAGATGCGGCGCTGGCCGGCGGGCTTCTCAACTAGCTTATCAGCATTGACAAGCTTACCTGACAAGCTATCGACCTTGACTGGCGGCACGGCCACTGCCCAGCGTGGCGTATGGGGCGCAGTATCGGCCTGGCTGGTTGAGTCGGGTTGCCAGTAAGCAATGCCGCGCTCGTTGGCGCGCTTTTGCTCCTCGCTGAGCTGCGGCAGCGCCTTTTGGGCGGCACAGCTGGCCAGGGCCAGGCAGGCCGCGGCTAGTAGGTACTTCATGCAGAAAAAAGGTTAGAGAGTGGCAGAGGGGTCCGTAGCCGCGTCGGCCGGCGCCGGCGTGATGGCGGTGGCGTCATCGACGGCTAGGCTACAGATGGCCGCGATTCCGCCGAAAAAGGCGGCGGCGTAGCCTAGCACCGTAGGCAGGATAGCCGGCAGGTGGTTACTGATGCTAGCCACGCCCACGGTGAGCGTGGTGAAGGCAGCTGAGGTCGCGGCTGTGCGCTTCTGCACTTTCTTCCAAAAGGCAGGCGTGGGCAACGTAAGGCGTTGTTTTAGTTCGTGTATCATACCTATTTAAAAATGTGCTGAAGCACCCAGTAGCCAAATGCCATTGCCCAGCCCACCACGATGAGCCCGCCAGCGAACTTCCATTTGATTTCCTTCACCATATCGGTGACCGCCTCAATCCCTTCTATGCGCTGCATCAAGCCTTTGACTTTCATGTCGCCATCACCCACTAGCGTGACTAAGACCTGGGTCATCTTCTTATCGGCAGAGATGGCCGCCGCCTGGTAGACTTTCAGTTCATCTTCTAGGCGCACCGTCTTTTCCTCCAGCATTTCTACTTTGGCTTCGAGGCGAATAATCTTGCGCTCATGTTCTTGTACCATGGCAGTAGCGTCGTGGGGTGGCATCTAGGTAGGTAGCGTAGCGAGTGGAAGCATTAGGCGGCCAGCAAGTCGGTGAGGTGGTCAATGCCGCGCTGCACAGTAGAGAGCTCACGCTGCAGGCAGGCCTTTTCAGATTCAAGGCGGGCGCGCTCGGCGGGTTGTAGGCCAGCTGGCGGCGCTATGAAGCGCACGGGCTTGAGCAGGCCCGGGTCGTAGTCGTGGGAGGCGGCGCGCACGGCCTGCATGGCGGCGGTCTGGCGCTGGGGATGAATGGGGCAAAGCATAACCTAGGGCAGTAAAAAGGTGGGGTACTTGCTGGTCAGCCAGTAGGCCAGGGCGACCAGCAGCAGGAATAGCAGCCAGCGACGCATCAGTGGCGGTAAGGGTCGAAGCTGGGGCGGTCGTTGGGCCGACCGATACCCTGCACCACGACAGAAGGCGTGCGGCTCGGCGCCGTGGCCCCGCAGCAGTTGGCCTGCGGGTAGAAGCTGCCGAACTCAGCCGCGTTAGCCTTGAGCCACTTGGCTAGCGCTACCTCGTAGGTGAGCGCATCGCCGTCGTAGATGCTAGCTTGCCGAGCTAGGTCACGTGGGTCTACAGGCTCGCTGTACTGGCTGTTCTTGCGCACCATGCTGTTGCTGGTGGCCGTCGTCTGGGAAAAAGGCATGTAGCGCGCCATGGCAGCGCAGGCCACGACAGCCACTGCCTTGGTGCGCAGCGTGCTCCAGGGGAACACGAGCGGCACCGGGCTGGCCGCCGGCGCGTTGCGCTCCAGCTCGACCAGGCGCAGCAGTTCGTTGGTGAGCGCATCGAGCAGGATGGGACGCAACCGCAACTGCTGTGCCTTCAGAATATGGGTCCGCAAACGGTCCATTTCAAGCGACTCAGCCAGGTCAGCGTGGTCTTTAAAGTCGGCCTTACTCAGTAGTAGCGGTTCCATTGGTGGCGTACAGCGTCAGGTTTTGAATCGAGAAATCGCCGCTGGGGCACACCGGCACGTCGGGTTGGTCGGGCCGCTGGAAGGTGCTGAACACAGCCACTAGCGTGCGCTCGATGCTGCGCTGGTTGGTGTTGACCACCATGTTTTGCACGTAGAGCGTGGCATCGTTGAACTCCTGGCTGGTGCCAAGCTTGCCGGCCGTGGCTTCGCCGTAGAGCAGGCTAGGAATCTGAAACACGGCCCGGATGTCAGCCTTCAGTGTCTCGCCATCGGTCTGGTAGCGCTTGCTGGCATCGGGTGCCGAGATGGTTTTGATGGTCGGCTCCATCTGTTGCGACTCTGCGTAGAGCAGCATGATGCGGTCACCATCCTCGCCCACGAAGCCGCCATACTTAATAGCGTTGGCAGCCTGCACTTCAGCAGTCGGGTTGGTCGTACCATACTCGACGACAATCGTCTTATCGGAGTAACCCGACTTCACATCAGTGCGCCGACTGCGCTTCAGGCGGGCCTCGGTTTCCATATCGACCTCTACCGGCTCATACACCTGCTCAGGGTAGTAGCCGGCCTCATCGAGCCAGGAGCAATACACCTCGCCGGGGTAAGCACCAGGGCCGCCGGGCCAGGTAGCCAAGCGCTCTGCGCGCTGCTCAGCCGGTTCGTTTGGGTCGAAGACCAGGTGCAGGGTGGGCTTTGGGGGCCGGGCCTTAGAGCCGGGTACCTTGGGGTGCAGCTGGAAAACGTAGTCGATGCTGCCATCTTCCAGCGGAATGCCTAGCCGCACGTTCTCGGTGGCCAGGTAGTAGGCGCTGCAGGGATTGCCTAGCAGGTTGATGTTGACGAGTAGCGCGTGGCCACTGAGCTTGCTTTCGCGGTCGCTGAGCAGCTTCAGCAGCGCATCCATCGTCTGGCCGCGCGGGTTGATAACAGCCTTATAGAAGTCGGGGTCCTTCAACCCGTTGCCCTCGATAAACTTGGCTTTGGTGGTTGCGCAAACTTTCCCCGTGCCCGAGTTGGCCAGCAGTGCGAGCAGCTGCTGCGGGCGCTGGTCGTCGACGCCCCAGCGCACGTAGTCTTTAGTATCGACTACGCGGCGCTTGGGGGTGGAATCCAGGGCTTTTATGGGCTGGCGAACAACGGTCACGGGAAAAGTCTATGGCAGTGAATTACTTGGCGTCTTGCAGGCTGGCGCGCTTCTCAGCGATGGCGTTGCGCAGGTCGTCATTGGTCAGCTCGACGGCGGGCTCTTGGCCCAACTCGGCGCGGTACAGGCCTTGCAGCTGCTCCTTGTTAGCGCGGCTCAGGCTAGCGGGCTTTGCCTCGTCGTGGTCTTCGGTGTCCGAGTTGTCCGACGTGTCCGTATTGCTGTCCGAGTTGTCCGTATTGTCCGTCTCCTGGCCACCATCGGCAGCGCCACCAGTCGAGGCGGTGAGGGCTGGCTGTTGAGCCCTAGCGTTATCTAGGTCCTGCTCGAACTGGGTATTGCGCGCCTCGCTGCTGCGGCGCTCCAACTCGTCAACCATGGCACTAGCCAGTTTGGCGTAGTCGAAGCCGGCGGGTACGTGCTGCGCTGGAGCTTCAGCTTTTTCTAATGCCTTCTCAGCCGACTGCTGGGCAGGTGTGAGCTGCTGTTCATCTTCGTCCTCGCCGTCGGGCGGCAGCTCCGAAAACAGAGTCTTGGCGTCGGGGTCGTTGTCGATGATGTAGCGGGCTGCCTTATCGGTCAGGTTGGAATTGGAGTAGGCAATGCCTAGACCGTGGGGCGTGTAGATGGTGTCGCTGCTTTTGAAGCGGGCCACCGAAGTGCTTTTTTTCATGGTAGAAAGGGAAAGTGGCGCATCGCTGGCAGCACCCTGCTGCTCAGCCCAGCGCTTAATGGAGAAATAGGCTACACCCAGCACCTTGCGGCAAGTCAGCGTCGGGCACACGGGGGCTTTCTCTGGCCAGATGATGTCGTGCACCGCAGCTATCTCGGCGGGCCGGGCATCGTAAGGCCCAGCAGCTACCAGCTGCTGGGCTCGGTCGAGTAGCTCAGACACTAGGCGGTGTATAGGGCTTCGAAGGCGGCCAGCGTGGCCACCGGGTCGAGTACTGGGTTCGCGTCGGTAGTCATCACGGCGAAGAAGTCGGCTAGACCTTTCTCCTTGGTGCTGACAATCGTGATTTCGGGCGCGCCACCGGTGTCAGCGTTGGCCGTGTCGGTGTCGGCCTTCGTGGCTTTGAGGCCCGCGTTGAGGCCGTACACCATGATGTTGCCGTTGTTATCCTTCACGACCGACACCGTGCTATCCTTGGCCAGGTCTTCGACCGTGGCGTAGTCAGCGGAGTCACTGGTGAAGGCCACGAGGTCCACCTCGTGGGTGTAGTTGGGCGAGCCATACTTGGTGGGCGTGAGCTTCGCGCGGGCGTTGTTGCTCTCACCCATGCCTTCGAAGAGGTAGCCCTTCTTGCCAGCCTTCATGGTGATGGTCACCAATTTGGGGTTAGTCGCATTGCGCACCACGGCGGCAATGTCATCCTTGCGGATTTGCACCAGCTTGGTTTGCAGGCCCGCCGAGGGGGTTTCGCAGGGGGCTGGAATACCCCGTTTTACTTTGCCACAGTCGGCCATGATACACGCAGAAAAGAAGTGAGAAAAAAAAGGCCCAGCCGGTGTGCGGCCGGGCCTCTCGAATACTTGGGAAGTCGCTGGCCTAGAAGGCGGCGCGCGTCAGGAAGGGGCGCATGACTTTGGCATCCATCTTCCAGTTGCCGCGCATGTGGGTGAACTTGCTCTCCTTGTTGTGCCACGAATCGACCTGGGTGGCCTTGTCATAGGAGTCAAAGCCCAGCTGCATGTTGGCATTCGTGGTGAGCACGGCGCGGTGAGGTAAGTTGATTTTGTTGTTGATGAGGAAATCCTCCATCAAAATCTCATCCCACTCATCCACTGGCCGCACCATGATGTTGTTGTACTTGGGGCCTACGAGGCCCGTCACCTGCAATTCCCAGCTGGTTTCCAGGTTGCCATTGCTCTGACGGTAATCCGCCCAGTTATCAGCAATCGACTTGGTGCACTGGATGATGGGCGTGCCGAACTTGCCGCTGAGCAGCCGGCGGTCAGCCCCACGAATGAGCGACTTGAAGATGTTGAGCGACTCGCCAGGAGCAAGCTCTTGGCTGGCCGACTGATTGGCAGTGATGGTGTAGGCGCGCACCTTCGGGTAAACGGAAGCCAGCGCAATGATTTGCGGCCAGAGGCCTCGCAACTGGTTGTAATTCTTCACGTCAGCGGCACCACCGGTGAGCATAGCCGCCGTGATAGACGGGTCAGCGAAGTAGCCGATGCGGAAGATGTCGTCGCGGATAGCAGCTTCCATCATGTCCTGCACAAACTCATTCCAGTAGTTGAGCGTGGTGGCGTCACTGGTACCGAGGCCCGTGCGAATCTTGATGGCAGCGGTTTGCAGGTCAGGGCGTTTGTAGCCTGCCTCCAAACCCCACGCCATGAAGGTGCCGTCAAAGTCAGTACCGCATTCCTGAATCCAGGCCTCCAGAGCTACCGGGTCCCAGGTCAGCTTTTCCACGTCCATGCCAGGCGTGTGAGGTACCGTGCCGCAGCCGGTATCGAGGTGCGTCACCTTCTTGAACCGCTTGGCGAAGAGGATATCCATCTTCGCCTTGATGTCGTCCGTGATGGTGAGCAGCTGCGTCAGGTCGGGCGCTTCCATGACGGGCTCCAGAATCAACTCACGGAAATTTTCGGGGCCGTACAGCAGCCCTTGGCCTTGCACGGCGCCGGTGATAATGGTGTCAGCGTAGCGGGCTGGCGTAACAATGGCGCTGAGAACGCCAAGGATTGCTAATTTGTGAAGCATAAAAGAGTTGCAGAAAAAAGGCGAGAGAGGTAAGCAGCCTAGCGAGACTACTTTTTGAACTTGGCTTCACGACGGGCCTTGCGAGCCTCACCAGCGGTTTTCACCGGGTCAGCGTCAGCTTCTTTGCCTTCATCATTCGCTGCCGAAGCGCGGGCAGGAACGGCGGAGCTGCCATTGGTCGTAGCGATGCGGCGCAGGGTGCTAGCCTGAGTGGCCTGCTGCTTGAGCACGGTGCCCACAGTGCCGGCTAGAGCCGTAACCGCAGTGGTGAGGGTGGCAATAGCCTCGTGCACATCACCATCAGCCGCAGCCGAATCAGTGGCGGGGGGCGTGATAACCGTGATGGCGCCGGCGGCTACTGTAATGGTATCACCCTCGCTGAGCACGTAGTCACCATCAGCGGCAGCCGTGCCGTCAGCAGTGGTTACTGCATCGCCCACGGCGTAAGTCTCGCGGTCGCCGGTGTCGATACTCAGCGCAGTGCCGTCAGCAGTGGTTACGTCGAGCGCCGTGGTGGGCTCGGTCGTTGACTGGTTGGTAGTGGGGGTGCGCAGTGCGCTCATCGCGGCCGTCAAGCCTGCAAAGCCCTGGGTGAATTTGCTCATAAGTTGTTTTATTAAACCCAGTTCTGGGCTATCGGCCTGGCCGGCCGGCGGATTGGTGGCTTTGGTAGGTAGCAGGGCCAGCGCTGTGGCCGGCTGCACAATGGCCGTAGCGAAGCCGTAGTCAAGCATCTGCTGCGCTGTAAGCGTCGTTTGGGCGCGCATTACTTCAGCGAATGCGGTAGGGTCTACCCCAGCGCGCTCGGCATATAGGGCCAGGAGGCGAGCCTCGTCATTGGCGAGGGAGGTGGCCCAAGCTGCGGCCTCATCAGCGTTGGCACCTAAGATGCCACCGGTGGGTAAGTGCACCAGGCTGGTGCAATGCGGGTGCACCTCACGTATTGAGCCCGCTAGCATAGCAGCGGTGGCAATGCTAGAGCACTGGCCGATGGCTTCGGTGATAACCGTTACCCCTTCCAGCGAGCGCAGCAAATCGTAGAGCGCGAAGCCCTCATCTACCCGCCCGCCGGGCGAATTGATAATCACGCGCACCGTATCGTAGGGCTTGGCCCATTCGAGTTGGCTTTGCACCTCAGAAAGGGTGGTATAGGGGTAGCAGTAGTCTACCTCTGCCCCGTCCAGCACAATCGGACCCGAAATAGTGATTCTAGCTTCCAGCATGCACAAAGTTTCCAATGCGTACCGGGCGCAAATCGGGCTTTTGTGACAGCAGTTTGGCACATAACTCAAATCGAGTTACGCTTTTGGCAACTTAGTTACGCTTTTGAGGCAGGCCACTTGGGGCGCCCTAAGCTGGGCCGGAATTTCGGGGTACTATGGCCGACCAAACTACCGAGAGCATCCTGTTTGAGATTAAAATCAACAGCGAGCAGTACAAGCAGGAGCAAGCTTTAATCAGGAATTCGCTCCAGCAGCTGACGCTCGACATCGAAAAGACGAAAGCAGCCCAGGCAGCCCTCAAAAAGGAGCGCGACGCCGGCAAGCTCACAGATGCGCAGTATGCTGAGCAGTCGGTGAAGCTCCGCGAGCAGCTGCGAGGTGAAATAGCGGACCAACGCGAGCTGGAAAAGGGTCTTGCTATCAGCCAGAAGGCCTACCAGTCCGCTGCGGGTTCACGTGAGCAACTTAGCGCGCAGCTAAATGAGTTGACCACGGCCTACTACGCCATGGGCGAAGCCGAGCGCAAGTCGGCCGAGGGCCAGGCGCTGCAAAAGCAGGCGCTCGCCGTGTCGGATGCCCTCAAAAGCATCGAGGGTAGCGTCGGTAGCACCGGGCGCAACGTCGGCAACTACTCGGCTAGCTTCAAACAGGGTCTGGCGCCCATCGTAGCGGAGCTGGCCAAAGTGCAGGCAGCCATCCGAGGTGTCGATGCGGATAGCGAGCAGGGCGCCCTACTCCAGCAGAAGCGCATTGGCTTTCTGACGGCGGCCCAGCGCGCCGCTGCTCAGGCTGGCATCACCGATTTTACGCAGGCTCAGGCTACCATCGACCAGTACACAGCCGCCTTCACGCCGGCAGTCGAGAACTTGGTACGCATTCAGCAGGAGCAACAGCAAGTTGGCCAGACCGTAGGCGAAAACTCCGAGCAATATCAGGTGCTAGGCTTCCGCATCGCCGGCGCTCAGAAATCGCTCGACGACTTAGTGAGTGCGCAGCAGGCTGCTGAGCAAGCAGCGCGCAATGGTGGCGCTGCGGCCCAGGGCCAGGCCGGCGCCACTGAAGTGGCGGCAAACTCGCTGGCTGGCCTGCGCCTGCAGCTCATCGCCCTGAAGGAGCAGCGCGAAACGCTCGACCCCGTGACGCAGGAGGCCCAGGACCTGAATGCCGAGATACTGGAGCTCGATACCCGCATCCAACAGGCGGCTGGTAAGATTGACGAGTTCGGGGAGCGGGTGCAGAAGAACATCAAGAAGGAGAACTTCGATACCGTGACCGATGCCGTGCAGGGCATGGTGGGCGCCTTCAGCGTGGCCACGCTCGTGCTCGGTGATAACAGCGACGCCGCGGCCGCCCAGGCGAAGGCCTTGCAGTTGATGGCCATTGCGCAGAATGCCCGGGCCATCGCTATCGGCCTCGACTCGGCTAAGGATGCGGCGCAAATCGTGTTGCTCAAAGCCAAGAGCATTTTCCTCAAAGAAGAGCAGGTCTTGACGGCGGCGGCGGCCGTGAGCACTGAGGCCCACGCGGTGGTGGCCACGGTCGACGCGGCGGCTATCGAGGGCCAGGCCGGCGCCGCTGCGCTTAATGCTGGGGCGCAGGCGGAGAGTGCAGCGGCTACCGCCGGCGCTACCGTGGCCACCGAGGCCCAGGTGGTAGCGACTGAGAGCGCCACGGTAGCCCAGCGGGCCCTCAACATTGTGCTGCGTCTCAACCCTATCGGCCTCCTCATCATCGCCGTGGCTGCCCTGGTGGCAGGTTTCCTAGCCTACCGCAATGCCAGTGACAAAACCCAGCAGAAGGTAAAGGACATTACCGAGGCGTTCCTACGCTTCAGTAATCCTATCGGGCTCATCTACACTGGTATTGAGAAGCTGTACCAGAAGTTTGCCAGCGTGCGGGCCGTACTCGACCCCGTTATCAATGCCTTCAATTCAGTGGTAGGGGCTGTCAAAGAGAATGCCATTGCCTTCGGGCAATTCATTGGGCTACTCGATACGGCCATCGAGCGAACTGCCAAACTAGCCGCGGCTGAGCTGGAGCGCGCCACCGCCCTGCGTGAGCAGGCAGATGCCGAGATACAGCTGGCCCAGGCCACCGGTGCGTCGGCCCGCGACGTGACCGAGCAGAAGCTACTGGAGATTAGTAAGCAATTGAAAGCTGCTGAGGATAATGATGCAGCACAACAGGCCCTGCATCAGAAAGACCTCGCCCGAATCGCTGAAAAACAGAAAGCCCAAAAGCTTTTGTCTGATTCAGATAAGAAAGTGCTGGAAGATTTAGCTAAGTCTAGTCAGTTAGTAACCGACCTCTATACCCAGCAGGAAACAGTAAGAGCCGAAGGAGTAGAGCGCGACCGGGCAGCCCGCCAGCAGGAGGCGGCCGATATCCAAACTAACGCGCAGCGCGCGGTACAGAACCTGGCCCGCCGCATCGAGCAGCAGGACGCGGCCGAGAATGCGGCCCTGCAGCGTAACCTCTCCCGAATTGCCTTGCGCCTCTCTGCCGTACAGAAGGGTACCGAGGAAGAGCTACGCCTGCAAAAGCAGCAGGTGCAGGCCCAGGCTGCCCTAGAAATCAAGCAAGCTCAGGATGCCCTAGCCGAGAAAACCCGCCTACGCGCCGTGGGCTATGCTCAGGAGCGGGCTGGCCTGCGCCGGGAGTTAGAGCAAGCCTTGAATGTGCAGGGCCTGACGGAGCAGCAGAAAACTGAAATCACGGCCGACTATGCGCAGCGCCGGGTTGACCTCGAAGCCAAGTACAGCTTAGCAGCTGCCCGTCTGGCCGTCGCACAGATTCCCTTGGTGCGGGCCCAGGCCAATGCGGCCAGCCTCAAGCTGGAAGCCGACTATCAGCGCCAGTACCTAGGACTCCTACTGCAAAGCTCAGTGGAGGCCACGCGGGTGCAGATTGCAGCGGCCAAGGAAGGCAGCGTGCAGCGTCGTGAGCTCGAGCTGGCCAACATTAACCTGGAGCAGGAGGCGGCCATTGCCGCCCTCGACCGCCGGGGCATGTCGGACCTGGAGTACGAAACGAAAGTGACGGTTATCCGTGCCGATGCCGTGGCCAAGCGTAAGACCCTCAGTGAGCAGGATACACAAAATGTTATCGCTGAACTAGGTGCCCAGCAGCAGGGGGCACAGCTTAACCAGCAACGGCTACTCGCCGGCCAAACAGAGTACCAGCAGGCCCGCATTAGGGCCAGCCAGCAGTACTACAATGAGCAGGTGCGGGGCGAGATTGCCAGCTACGCCGCGGGCGTGGCGGCGACCAAAGCAGGCACTACCGAGCGCGAAAACGTTGAGAAGCAGCATACGCTTAACCTGCTGGCCATCGAGCAGGAGCGTAGCCAAAGCCAGGTGGCGCTCATCGTGGCCACCTACGATAAGATTGCCGCCGGCGCTTCGCAGTCTATCAGCGCGCTCAGCACCTTCCAGGATGCAGCTAGCCGGGACCAACTCAACCGCATCCAAAAGGAGATGGACCTGTCTACCACCAGCCAGGCCCGCAAAGCCGTGCTGGCCAAGCAGCAGGAGCGCATTGAGCAGCAGCAGCACGAACGGCAAAAGAAGTATGCCATTGGGCAGGCGCTTATTGACGGTGGCAGTGCCGTAATGCGCATCCTGGCTGACACTCCCAAATTTGACTTCGGTGTTGCTACAGCCGCCCAAATCCTATTTGCCGGTATCACCACCGCCGCTCAGATTCGCCAGATAAGCAGCCAGGAGTTTGCTGAGGGCGGCGTAGTCCAGGGCCCCAGCCACGGCCGTGGTGGCGTGCAGCTGTGGCACCGCAGCGGCGCGCACCTAGGCGAGATGGAAGGGGACGAAATCATTTTGACCAAGGGCGTGTACCGCAATCCGAAGCTGCGGGCCCAGGCCTCGGCGCTGAATGTGGCCGGCGGTGGTCGGCCGTTCTACTCCGACCCAATGCCCGCTGAGCGGATGGCTCGCTATGCCGCCGGCGGCGTGGTGAGTAGCTCGGCCATGTATCTGCCGCAGGTGCGTACCGGTGGCGTGGTGCAGGCGGCACCAGCTAGCCCCGCTATTGACTACGACTTACTAGCCGCTAAGCTGACGCCCGCCTTCGTAGCCGCAGCTAAGGCCTTGCCAGCGCAGGAGTTGAACCTAACCGAGTTGCGTCAGCGCAATGACATGCTCGACCAACGCGACGCCGAAACTAATATCTAGTATGCAGCTCATCGACCTTCTCAATCAGCTAGAAGAAAAAGGCCAGCTTGGTATGCTCTACCAAGCTGGCGCTTTGAACATCAAATGTTTCAACTATAAAGAAATCGTACTGCACTACCGGGCGCTGCTGGCTACGCCCACGTATGCTGAGCAACCCAGCCATGCGGCGCAGGCCACTGCTCATGGCCTAGGTGTAGGCCTGCGCACGGTGTACCGCGCTATTGATGAGATGGAGCGAGCAGTGTAAGCATCAATAGCTTCAGCCCAATGCCAGCCAACTGCCACCCGCCCTACCCGCTAGACCGCACCACTAGGCCGCAGTACTTCGGCTACTGGAAGCCAATCGGTCCACCGTGCTCCGATTCGCCACTACGGCTTAGAAACTACAAACGAATCAATTCCACGGCTGTGCTCGGCGCATCTTCTTCCCAGCCATCCACTTTGTTGACGTAAAACCAGGCCTGCTCATCTTGCAGCCACACGCGCTGCAGCTGGTCGAAGGCCACCACCTCGGCCGCGCTCAACCGTACGTAGGGCCGCAGCACCAGCGGCCGAGCCAGCGCCGCAGCTAGGTGCGGGTAGTAGAGCGGCAGCAGCGAGCGCGTGAAGTCAAGGTCTTCGGGCTGGCCAGTGTTTACGAAGTAGCTCAGGCGCATGCTCACCTCCTGCTTTTGCCCTAGGTCGTCTTCGAGCAGCACCTGGCGCGTGCGGGCCGACTGATAGCACAGACGTGGCGCGGGCGTCTGGGTCTCGTAGTCATCGGCCAAAGCCTTGAGCCGGGCGGCGGCGGCCTCTTCTTTCGAATAGGTGCCGTCGTTGAGCGCATCCTGAATCGTTACCAGGTCGGCCGCGTAGTCGGTACCGGCCTTGGGCTTCCAGTAGGGTACCAGCAGTAAGCCTCCAGCGCCACCTAGGGTAGCAGCAAATGGGAGGCTCAGCACGTCCTTGGTGGGGGCTAGGCTGGTATCGCTTACGCCCACGTCGAGCGAGCCAGCTGCGAAGGCTAGCGCCGCAACCTTGGCGGTATCCGCATTCCAGAGCTGGCCCACATGGGTTTGCTCGAAAACTGCCTTTTGGTAGCCTGTATTGCTCTCATCCTCTTTCCAGCGAAACCAATTGCGCTGGGCGAAATCTCCTAGCTTCCAACTGCGCTTAGCTGGCTGCGAGCCATCGCGCCGCTCACTCCAGTCCTGGCCCGGCGTGTCGAGTACGCCGGCGGTGCGCCGGAAGGTCACAGCGCCCGTGTAGGGGTCGGTGGTCTGCGTCAGGCCGTAGGCTTGGATGAAGGCCTTCACGTAGTCTTTCTGGCTCATGTCGGGCAGCCAGTTCGAAAGCTGAATGCGGCCCCTGGGGGGAAAGTCGGCCAGCAACTGCACGGTGAACAAGCCCTTTGGCAGTAAGTCCCAGCTTTCGTCAGCCGGGCCCGTGTTGTTGAAAAGCCCGCCGTCTTTCCAGCGGTCAAACTTATAGCGCGCCTGCACCACGTCGCCGGGCTGCAGCAGCTGGCGCTCGGCTAGGGCCGTCAAGGTAGTCTCAAGCACCCCACGGCCCCGAATGCTATCATCGGTGCCGACCGGCTGGCCATTCAGAAACAGCTGTAGCGTAGCACTAACGGTGCCGAATATGGGCAGCGGGTTGCAGTAGATATGCACGTCCTGCTCGGCCTTGAGGTCGTAGAAGCCCGTCAGGGTGATGGTACGGGTGAACACTGCGCTGTCGAACTGCGCCGACGCGCCCTGGTGCAGGCTCGGGTCCTGTTTGGTGGGCAGCACGCGCCCGACCGGCAGCGCCGCATCTTGCTCCTCAGTAAAGCGCTGACGCTGGGCCGCTGGGCCATAGCCGGCCACTAGCTCGTGGGCCGCTCGGGTAGTGTCACCGTAGCCGTAGGGCTGCGTAGCGGGCAGCAGCGCCGTGTCGAAAACGGCTGGCAGGTTGCCCGACCACTTGACGTCGGCACCGAGGAAGATGGCCTCAAACACCGCACGGGCATAAACCGTGGGCCAATAGCCAGCCTGGTAGAGCTGGCTGGTAAGCGGTGGCGCCGGCGGCGCACCCAGGCCGCGGTCGTAGAGGTCGTAGACGTAGCCCTGGCGGTAGCTGCTGTGGCCCGCACCTAGGGTAACGGCCGCAAGGCTCCAGTCGTGGTCGAACTGTGAAAGGTCGAGCTCACGCAGGGTCTTCTCGCCTAGCAAGTCGTAGAATGACTTATTGCCGGCCAGCAGCTGGCCATTGTAGCCACCGCGCGGGGTGTAGTCGCTGAGGCGCAGCTGGGCGCCGGGTAACACTTCCACCCCGCCGGCCTCGAGCGCGACGGCCGCGCCCTGGTAGGGTGCCGTGCTCAGGCTCGTACCTAGGTGCGGCTGAGCTAGGCGGCGGTGCGTGGCCACGTCATCGGGCAAGGCGAAGCTCGTCGAGAATGCGGCTTGCACCGTGTCGGGCTTGGTGATGTCATTATCCTGGCGCGTGATGGCCACGCGACCGCTAAGCACCTGGGCTGAGCCGTCGCTGTATTTTAGAGCGTAGGCCATGCTAGTGGGTCAGGGCGTTGCGGGGGGGCAGTTTGATTTCCAGCTCCAACTCGTGCCGGCTATCGGCGCTGCTGCGCGGGGCCGTGGCGCTGGCCGAGACGAGCACGGGCACTCGCTGGCCGTTGGGGTACTGCCTATAAACTTGGGGCGAATCCAAAATAGTGCTGAGCGCCTGGTGCTGCTGTGTACTGAGGTCGCCGGCGCGCACGGTGAGCGTGTCGGTACCAGCTCGGCGCACGGCCACGCTGGCCCGGCTGTCGGTGGTTTGTGTTTCACTGGCTTCCACTTGACTCTTCAAGTCCTGGTCTCCAGAGAAGAGCCAGGCGGGCCAGCCACCAAGATTATCGAGCCAACGCAGGTAGACGCCTTGGCAGCCTGGTTGTATTTGCAGAAGAAGGGGTTGCGCGAGGTAGGGCATACCCAAAATTCAGGCTCAGCTTAGCAGGTGACAAATGCAAAGTGTTAAAAGCGTAACTGGATTTTGAGTAGATACAAAAGAGCCACATCTGTTAAAGTGGGGAGTATTGCTGCTTTAACAAGAAAAATATCTAATATATTGAGTTTACTTGCTTTTTGAAACTGCTTCAAAATCGAAAGGGAAAGCTAATTTCTTGTGATATAAATTCCATTCGTTTTCATTCATTAGAATGACTTCAGTTGGTCGCTCAGTATTATTATAGCCGTATCCGATAGTGTTATTTTGAAAGAAATATGGTGTGTAATAAGAGAATATTGTATTTCCTGCAAATACCCCAAACGCCCTCCCTCCAATAGATTGCATGGCTCCAACAAAAATCTTGCTATTATTTAAGGGTTCCGCGTGTATAGTAATGCCGAAAACCATCAAGTTGAAAATACCCTTATGTCTTTCGCAATAATTTATAGTTTCTACTTGGGTGGATTTTAAAAATTCATTTAAATGAATGCGAATCCCTTCCTTCATGCCTTCATTTAAATTGAGGTGCTTAAATTCTTCTGCACTGGATATTGAGGCCCTGTATAACTGAATCCAAGCGAACAAGCTAAATAATTCAGGATTTACAGATAATGAAGTCAAAAATGTAAAATACTTGTTACCAAATCTCATGCTTGATAATGGGAAATCCTTGCTAAATTCTGGATTTTGATAACGTTGGTAAAATTTATTGGAGATATATGTTTCTATTATTTCAAATCTTTTTTCACAATTTTTGCAAAAAATAAAATCTTCCTTTGTTGTCGATTGAGAAAGAAATCCTTTGAGTTCAAAACCCTGTCTATTGTCATCGATGTATAATATGCCGCCATATGAGTCGGGTTTTTTAAATGTGATAATATTTTTAGTTAAAAAAGATGTTATAATATGCGAGCCTGTTTTGTCAGCTGCTCGTTCCTTACAAAGGAGGCATTTATCTGTATTTCCTCTTTTTGCCATAAATATTTATTTATCAGTTTCATCAAGTAAAAGCGCCTCGCTACACAATTGTAACGAGGCGTTAGATGTTTTAGGCTGGTTCTATTCGTACATAATCTACATCACCAGTTGCGCCATTCACGCCTCGTAAATACAGGCGGTCGGTAGAGCCACTCGCTGTAAACCGCTTTTTAAGCACGCCTGGCGTAGTGGTAGCATCACCTAGGCCGCTGGCAAATTGCGCTACATTATTATCGGAAAGCAAGCTGATTTCTCCGCTACTAATATTAAGAATTGCGAAGCTGATATCGTACTGCGCGCCGGTAATTAAGCCGCTGATATCTTGAATCATTTGCCCAGCCTCCTGCATGTATGCGCCACTGGCATTTGTGAAAGAGGCACGGCCGTTAGCAATGGCCGTGTTAGCACCCGCTACCCAGCCTTTGCCGGGGTCAGTTACGGCTGGGCTATCAAACTCCCCATTAACAAACTGTAGCGTAGCGGGGGCAGGCGTGCCCGCAGCCGGTCCGAAAAGCTCGGCGTAAAAGAAGTTCATGCTGACGCTGCCAGCCCTGGTAATACGTGCGATTCGTGTTGCACCATCGCTAAACTCGGGACTGGTATAGGCAGCTACGACATCGTAATTGATACCAGGGCCCGAAATATTCACCACCTGGACCGGGCCGCTATCTATTGAGATGCCAACGTTGGCAATGTTCTCCTGCCTGTTTTGCCACAAAATGAATTGCCCTGTAAAAGCAAATTCTATGTAGTTTGCATCAGTGGCACTTCCAACATACCAAGGAGCTGTCGCGGGTACTGGCTGGTTGCTATTGACCCAGTTAGCACCACCGAGCTTTACCTCTGACGAGGTGCCATAAAGCACCTTGCGGCTCGCGTAGTTCGTGCTGACGCGGGTAAACGGTGAGGCGGTGAGTTCCGCATCGAAGACGTGCGGGCCCGCTGACAGGTACATAAACACGCCCGACGCCTGCCAGGCCCCGCCATCCACACGGTAGCGCACTGCCTGAGTAGCATCAGTTGAGGCAATTGTTTTGGCGCCTTCCTGTTTTATGGAAACTTGGGTAAGCGTACCAGTGCTGCTTGTCGTCTGGTTGAGGAACGTATTCCAATTGCTGGCGGTGTTCACATCACCAGCAATTGATTGATGTACTCCATCAATCAGATATTTCGAATCCGATAACACTAAGCCGTCAGCGATGCGGACGCGTGAATCGTTTAGCGTATTTACCATGCTGACCATGGCATCACGATAGGCAAACAGCGGGTAGCCCCGGCCGTTGGGGCCTTCGCTACTCCGAGCGGCAGCAGTCTCGAAGTATAACCGCACATTGGGCACGCGCTGCAGTAGACGCTGCGCAAAGTTGGCCCAGATAGGCTTCAGCTCATCGGGCGTATAGGCCCCAAAACCATACTCATTGGTCATGCTCGACCAAATGAATATCGGTGTTTTGTAGGTGCTAGGCTGCAGCGCGATAAAGTTGTCGATTATCGTGTCGCACTTGGCGTTCGTGTCAATCGTGCGGGCCTGTGAGGCACCAGCCGCACCAGCCGCATACACGTCAGCCGTAGGCCGCAAGCGGTTTAGCTCACGTGGCCACGAGCTGCCGCTCTCGAAGTGACCGCCCTGTACGCCCCGCGAATCGGTCAGCGTGTAGATAAGCTCGCCCGTCTGCTTCACCGGCGCAACGATGCTGCCAGAGCCACCCGCTGGTATGCTGAGGCTCATCAACGAGATATACGAGTCGTCAGCGTCAAGACTATTTACGTTCGCAGTCGATGCGATGTAGAAGTCTAGCAGCATATCGGCACCGGTATTAGGCAAGCCAGATACTACAACGGTGCGGTCGCCAGCACCACCACTGGGGAAGGTATCGAGCACCTTGAAGGGCTGATTATTCACCCACATGCTACCCATGCCCATATTGAAGCCGGTGATGTTATAGCCTCGCAGCTTAAGGGTAACAGAGGCCGTGTTCCTGACGACTACACTGAACTTGGCATTAGAGAAGTACTCTACGCCACCATTGTTGATTTTGGAGCGGTTAGAGTAGCTCAGGGTGCTAGGCGTCACAGTAAGCACCGTTTCACTGCCAGGCACCTGCGCGGTTACGACTACTGCTTGTGATAGCCCCGTCGCGCCTTTGCTGTCCGTTGCACGCGCCGTAAAGCTATGTGGTCCTGCCGTTAGAGCTGGCGACTGAATCATACCAGAAGCGCCCGCGATTTCGGCCCCGCTGATTTTAACACCATTGTCGAGTAGCTCCAGCTTAACTACGCTGTCGCCTGCATCGCCATCTTGCCCATCCAGCTGGAGCGTGACGCTCTGGCCAGGGGCTACGCTGCTACTGCCCCCAACTACCGAAATGGTAGCCGTGGGGGCGTTATTGGCAGTAGCAGCTACCGAAAAGGGTTGGGAATAGACGGTGTCTGACTGCAGCCGAGGAGGGCTAGCAGCGGGGTCAGCAATGACGTACGCAAAGAGCCTCCCCGAAATGTTGCCGGGCGAGCAGATAGAGTTACTTGCAAGAGCTTGCGGGCCTTGGCCTTCAACGCCCCACTCCACTTCGGTATAAGCATATTGACTTGAAAGAGTTACGACGTTGTTAATATCGTCGATAGCCCCAAAAGTAGGCTTTGTTGCCTTAGTTGCTGCTGGGGGCGGCGTCACAACTACCAGAGTGCTGACCGTGAAGCTGGCTGCGCTCGTGCCAGTGCCAGCGCTGTTGGTGACCGCTACCGGGCCGGTAGTGGCACCTACTGGTACCACGGCCACCAAGGTCGTGGCGTTGATGAGCTGAAACGAAGCAGGCGTGCCGTTAAAGAGTACCGCCGTGGCCTTAGTAAAGCCAGTGCCCGTCAGCGTCACACTAGCGCCCTCAGCGGCCGAGGCGGGCAGGAAGCCGGTCACGGCGGGGCCGGTCGCCTGCGCCTGCGTGGCCGGCGTCGTGACTACCGTCGTGGAGCCGGTACCCATGCCATTGACCAGGGCAATGAGCAGCGGCCGCAGGTCTAGGCCTGCATAAGCATCCTTGCCTAGGTTCAGCTCGCTGGCTAACAGCGGCGTAAAACTGTCATTGCTCACGATTTCCACCCATACAATGGGCACCTTATCGGCCGAGCCTGTGAAGGCAGGCACCAGCACCGCGCCAGCGGTGCCGACCGGTACAATAGTAGCCCGGTAGTAGGTACTGGCGGCCGTGTCCAGCAAGGGCGTAGGGTGCGGATTGACAACTGTGCAGGTAGTACCTGGTAGCACCGTTTCCGCATTGAGCCTATCGATTGTTAAGGCATCAGCTGGCACGCCGTAGGTCTGGCTGCTCAAGTACTGCACGTACTTGTCACCACCTACAATGGCATTGCTGGTGGTCAGGCCCGCGTTGACGGCGGCCACCAGTTCGTTGATTTTCTCGACCTCGGCATTGGTGTCGGGGGCAACCGGGATGGGTTGCCCGAAACTCCTGGGCGGGATTTTGAGGGGCTGGATAGTCATGTAACTTTTTGCAGAAAAGAAGATTAGTAGAGACCGTAGAGCGGGTCGGCATAGGTGCCACGGGTCGATGCCGGTGGCGTAGGCAGCACATTGCCGCAGGTGCTGATAAAGGCGCGGTTGTCATCACGCACCGACACCTCGACGGCGCTGGCGCAGATGGGCGGGTCGTCAGGCAGCGGAATGCGCAGCATGCCGGCGGGCAAGGTGCTGGCCAGGGCGTAGGAGCGGATTTCGACCGCCTTACCCCAGGCATCGAGGTAGCGTAGCTCGGCCCAGCGGGGCCCAGCGCCGGCGGGCGGCAGCAGCACACTGGCCTCGAGCGGGTAGCCTACAAACTGGCAGCCCTCGCCATCAGGGAAGATGCTGGCCACCTTGCCCGTGCTGTCGGCCACGTAGGGCGCCATCGTGTCGGCTGGCCCAGCCAGCGCCGCTAGCACGGCATAGCGGGGCCCTTCGCGCTTCACCCAGGGCTCGGCACCGGTGCGGTCTACCACGCGATAGCGATAGATAAAGCGCAGCGAAGCATCTGCATCGACGAACGGCGCACTTAGGCTGGCTGCGTAACGCTGCAGCGCGCGCAACTCGGCCCGCAGGTAGGGCGCGGCATCCACGTACTGCGTGGCTTCCCGCACCGTGGCCCGGAAGGTGACGAAGGCTGCCACGGCCGCTGGCCGCCATAGCTCTACCTCCACGTGCAGGCCGGGCCGGGGGGCGCCGGCGCTGAGCAGCGAGGCCTCGACCTTGAGCAGCACGGGGTTGGGTAGCACCCCGCCCACCGGCTCCCACCGAGGGGCATCACGCAGGCTGGAGTCAACGGGCGGGGCGGGGTCCGTAATCGTGAAAAAGCCCTCCTGCTTGCAGTCGCCGTCGCTGGTTAGGGCAATGACCCACTCGTAGCGACCGGCAGGCAGGTTGGTCAACTGCGCCGTACCTGCATCGAACGGAAAGTTTAGCGCCCGTGTCACCGGGCCCACGGCGTTTACTCCTACCCCGCGCACGTCGGCGGTACTGAAGGTGAACGTCACGAAGCCATAGCCGCCTACGGTGGTGGGGTTGGTAGGTGTTACTTGGCTGACAAGTAGGTCGCAGGCCATATCAGAGGCGGCTAGTAGTGAAGTTGACGAGGTCGGAGCGCAGGCCGGAGCGGGCCGCTTCGACGAGGCCCGCCCGAAAGCGAGGTAAGGCAGCCGCAATGGGCGCGGCAAACGTGTCGGTAGGCTTGCGAAAGCGCGGGTCTTCGCCGCGGAAGAGGCGAGTACCCCGCTTGGCGATGTTGGCCGCCACCGCGTAGGGATTCAGCTGGAGGCGTTTGGCTTGCAGCCACTCGCGGATAGCTTCGATGGGCGGCCGCTGGCCAGGGCGGCGACCGTCGCGCAGGGACTTGAGGTGCGCCGGCCCTAGGAGCGCGGCGTACTCGGCACCCGACTGGTCGCGGATAGCGGCCGCCGTGCGGCCCGTGGCGCGCTGGTCGTTGGCCTGCATGGCATCGAGCACCTCCGTGTGCAGCCGCTGAATCTCGCGGGCCAGGATGGTGGCAAAATCACTCATAGTTGCGGCTGGTCAGCAGGTAAGCACACGTTAAGCCCGCCCGTGGGGGTCAGGTCGAAGTAGAGCGCCACGCCATCGGCGTTGCGGTCGAACTGGTTGAAGAGCACGTCGGCCGGCCGGCTGAGCTTCACGCTGGCCACGTCGGGGTGTTTGCCCAGGGCGGCCACGAAGCGCGCTGCAGCGTCGACCATTTCAGCCACGCGCGGCTCGCGTACGTCGCTGGTATCGGTCAGCTTCGAGGGCACCAGCAGCATGAGCAGGCACGAGTAGGTAGTGCCCGTCATCACCTGGTATTTGTTGACGTTGAAGCGGAAGGGCATCTTGTCATCGAGGTACACGATGCGCATTTCAGGCGTAGTCTTGTCTAGTTCGATGTTGGCCAGCTCAGCTTCGCCATGGTAGTAGAAGCAGCCGGGTAGCACCTGCTCGGCGCAGGCCTGGAGGATGGCGTGAGGTAGTTTCATCGGGTGCGTTCCTGCTGTTTGTGGAGCTTGTAGCGGTAATAGGCCTGGTGGTTCTCGAACTCAATCAGCGTGTTTATCTCGCCCCAGGGGAGTCGCCAGAAGTAGCGCCACTTCGTTTTATCCCCACCGGCCAGCGCGTTGACCACAGCCAGCGCATCCCACTCTTCCACCAGGGCTTCGAGGCCGGCGGCTTTCTCGTCTCCGGAGAGGGGAATGCGCTTGAGCTGGGTGGCGTGGCCACGGCGAATGGCATCGTACTGCTCAAAAAAAAATCGGTGATGGGCAGTGCCTCTTCGAGCGAGGCCTGGCTGCACACCTGCTCAGCGAAGTCAGTAATGGTGTCGCTGTCATAATCGCCCCCGACGTAGGCCGGCTGGAAGACAATGGCCAGCACCCGTAGGCGCTTCTGCATCACGGGCATTGTGGCATCCTGTAGCACCGCACCTAGGTCAGTGGCCTGGCCGAAGGTCACGATGTCGAGCGAGGTGAGCACTGGCAGGGCACGCGCCGTGAGGTCGGTTTCACCGGGTAGGTGCAGCAGGCGTGGCAGCGTGAAGCGCTCGAAGTCAGGCACCGTGCTGGCTGCGAAGTCGAGCACGGGCAGCAGCTGCTCATTGACGAAGAGCCATGGCAGGTTCATGACCTCCAGCGGGCTCAGGTCCAGAAATACGCTGAGGAAGTTGTACACATCACTCTGCTCGGGTAGTTCGGTAAGTCGGGCGAACTGGCCTAGGGTCACTTTGCCCCAGTGGCTAGGCAGGTCGAGGGTACGGCCGTCAGGTAGTGTCACTGGGTACATTAGGCGGCCTCCTTTTCAGTAAGTGACTGGTAGTAGGCCTCCCGCACCTCAGGGCGCACGTGCGCCGCATCTGGGCCGAAATACCTGGGGAAGAGGTCGTCGAAGTGAGCCAGGGGCATGACCTGCTTTAGCTCGTACACCTTGCCGTAGGGGCTTGCTAGGAAGGCGGCCAGCGTGGCGTATTCCTTCTCGCCGGCCGCAGCGGGGTCGAAGACGCGCACGCTGATGTAGTCTTCTATTTCACAAGCGGGGTGGTGCCCAGTGTGGGGCGTCAGCACGATGCCGACTGTGTGAAACACGCCCTTGTGCCGGATGCTGTTGGTATCGATGATGAAGGCGACATCAAAGCCTTGCAGGCGCGCAACGCCTTCGGTACCGCCAAAGAGCCGCTCCCACAAGAGGTAGGGCATCGGCACCGTGCAGGTGGTGTCGGCATAGACGCGATGCAGCAAATACCCTAGGTAACGGGCCCGCTCTTCGAAGCGGGTGCTGTTGCACTCGGTCACGTCGTCGAGGATGCGGCAATCGCCCACGAGCGAGTAGAGGCTGTAGTACTGGCAGCCCCAGGGCCAGGGCTGCGGGGTGTGCTTGAGATAGAGGTCCATTACTGGGCTTTGAATGACTGGTAGACTTGAATCGGTTTAGGGGGTGGCGGCTGCAGCTCCAGCCGCATGCGCATGGTCATCATGTCGGAGTAGTCGGGCGAGCGGCCAATCAGCTCCTTCACATCATCCTTGCTGAGCACGCGCAGCGGGCCGTCTTTATCCATATCGCGCTGCTTGATGACGGCTAGCTCTTCCATCACTGCTTCGCGCTGCTCAGAGGTGGTAGCGGCCTCGCTGATGTACATGCCAGCCGCATTGACGCAGCTAGCGAGCAGGTATTGACACTGCGTTTTGAGGTTCTCGTAGTTCTCTGGCTTGGGGTCACGGCCTTCGCGGCGAGCCCGCTCAATCTCATCGAGGGAGGGCATGGGCCGCGCGTTGTTGATGAAGCCAATGCAGCCAGGCAGGGCGTCAACCACGCCACCGCCCACGCCATCCTCGTCGATAACGATGCGCGACATGGGCACCTTGTGGGTAGTGGCCAGGGCCCGGATGAGCGCCACCAGTTCGGTGGTTTTGCTCTTATCCATCACGACTACATTGGTCAGGCGGAAACCCGACCACACGCCAATGACGGCCTTATCAGCCCCGAAGCGCGCCACGTCGGCGGTGATAGCCGGCTGGCCAGTCGATACAAAGTCATTGGTGAACAGGTCGCAAATGCGCTCGTAGCCGATGAGCGTGGCCGGGTCACCATCGTACTCCCAGTTCCCGCGCAGCAGGCGCTCAATGCTGGCTAGGTCGAGTGTGAGCAGTGACTCACGATAGCTGGCAGCAGTGTACTTGTTATCGCTGAGCAGCGACTGCACGAAGCGCCGATAGGGCTTGAGCGTGCCATCCTTGCTAGGCTTGTAAAAGGTGGCGTAGACCCAGTTCTTAGCTGGGTTGCAGCTGCCTAGCATCTTCGGAATGAGGCCCTTGGTCACGCAGCCACAGCCGCGGCAATGCCACTGATTAACCTCGCCATTGGCGTCGTAGCTCAGTACTTTGTTGCCTGTGTGGTCGCCAACTGGAGCATTAGGACGGCCGCAGTTGTGGCAGTAGTAGGTGAGGCGGTAGCGAATACGCGACTTCACCGTGCCCCAGGCCTTGGCCACTATCTGGTTGCACTCGTCGACAAAAGCGAACGTGATTTCCAGTGAGCCTAGGCTATCGAAGTTCTTATCGCTGGGGTACAGAAATAAGTCCTTGAGGAAGATGATACTTCCATTGTAGAAGGTGACCGTGCCCGCCTGCTCATTGTACTTGTAATGAGCCGTGGTAAGGCCCTGCTTGCCCATCACTTCGAAGAGAGTAAGCAGCGTAGTTTCTTTGAGGTTCTTGAGCTTCGCGCGACCGATAAGCCCACGGGAGCCAGCGTATTTGAGGCAGTTCTTCAGCACCCAGTAGGTACCCAACGCAGATTTGCCACCGCCCGCGCCGCCGCCGTACAGCAGCTCCGTGGTGGTGGCATCCTCCAAAATGTCGAGTGCCTTGGTTTGCTTGATGGTCAGCCTCATGCGCCCTCACCTCCTTCATAGGTGCGCGTCTCGTGCCAGGTGATACCTAGCTCGCCCTTGTGCTCGACCTCCTGCTTGTCTTGGAAGTTGTCGGGGTCAAGGTTCTTGAGGGCGAAAATGACGGCCGTGGCGTTGGGCATCACCTTGCGACGGGTGGCCTTCTCAAACTTGACGCGACGCTTGCCATTCTTGTCGACCGAATAGCTGCGGCTCATCTCGTCGTACTCGTACACGTCCAGCAACTTGGCCAGACCAGAGCGAGCCATTTGCTTAAACGCACTGAGACGCAATGCTTCTGCCTTTTTTAGGGCGTCCGAAAAGTCCGATTTCTCTTCCTTCCACTTATGGAAGGTGCTCTTTGCTAGGCCGACCTGCGCGCACACGTCTGCCACCGAGTGCTCACCAGTGGCAAACAGCTCGCAGATACGCTCAACGAGGTCTTTAGTATACTTCATGACCCAGGAGCTACAGGCTGCGTTTCCCCACCTGGATGGTGTAACTAGCCCCGTTGAACTTGCGGTCAATCAGCTCGGTGATATCCTCCTCAGCAGCTTGCAACTGCTCGGGGCTGGCGAACTTGATAGTCATTGTCGACTCCTTGGGCTCCTTCTTGAAGTCGAAATTGGCCGTGCCTTCCTCACCATCGGCCGCCAATGTCTTTACCTCCTCATCCTTGGGCTCAAGCCAATCTTTGGGTAGGTCGATACCCCATGCCTCCAGTGGCTGGTCGCTCCACTCGTTACCGAGAACGTCCCAATCCCACTCGCCAAAGCTGGCGTTATCCTTGATGATAAACTCACGCTTCTTCTCTTCGCTCCAGCCTACGACACGAATAGTAGGTACCTCCGTGTAGGCTAGGCGTAGGGCAGCGTGCATACGCATGTTGCCACCCAGCGCTACGCCATTCTCGTCAATGACGATAGGCCGGATATGTAGCATATCCGGAAACTCGATGAGCGACTGCACGAGCTGCTCAAACCGGTTTTCTTTGATGTATCGGGGGTTGGCGTCGTTGAGCTTTATCTGCTCAATGGGCAGGATGGTGATAGCGGGATTCGACATGTCCCGAAGTTCCTGACCAGTTTAAGCGGTCACAAACGCGGGGTGCCAAAAGCGTAACAGACTTGCAAAAAGCGTAACGGGATTTCATTTGGCACCCTGACGCAGCAGGTACCGCAGCTGCACGGTGCTTATATTCAGTTCACGGGCTACCAGCGCACGCACGCGGCAGGTGGGCCAGGACGGGTGCTTCTGGGTCACCTCAGCCACCCGCGTGCAGGCCTTGGTCACGTCGCTGATAAGGAAGGTGCGCGGGGGCAGAGGTAGCGGTGTCGAGCAGGCGGTAGCAGGGATAATGTACATGGATGGGATAGCGGCGTGAGTTTGCAGAAGGAGAAGTATCAGAGCTTGCCCTGGCAGTGGGGGCAGGTAGCAGGCCCAGGGCGGGCGGTGAGGATGGCCAGCGCTTCGTCGAACGTATGCACCACGTGGTATTCAGAGCCTTTCCACTCATCCCGGAACTTGGCCTCGCCGGGCGTGAGCTTGCGGGCGCTGGGCGGTTGGTTGGGGTATTTTATCTCCATGATGAAGGTGCGGCCGCGGTAGCCTACGAGTAGGTCGAACGCATTCTTCAGAAAGTGGCAGTGGAGAATGGAAGCGCCGATACCGCGCAGTTGACGCACGATATCGGCTTGGTTACCATCCACACGGGAGGCTTGTCGCAGCATTGTAAAAAATACGTGTTTTACCAGCGGAAATAGTGTTTTCACCCTATTGACAGTCTGCATGTTGCTTCTTCTATTTTATATATGGAAGATGAGCAATCTAGGCGGCGAGTGATAGCCGCAGCGGTAGAGTGGACCCAAAGCGCTGGACTAGCGCCCACTGGCTATGAGCAGTGGTTATTGGAGGAATATGCTGGTGGCAGGATGTCCATCGATAGAGTGATAGCAGTACTGGAATCACTTCCCAAAGTGGGTTCGGGTGGATTGCCCAGTAACCGTAATTGGTCGAGGTAGTCGGCTATTTCGCCAGCCGACACAGCGGGGTCATCGTAGGGGCTCATCGTTGCGCACGTTCACACCATCCTTCGCACTCAGGGCCATCGCAGTGGCCACAGTTTGGCACAGCGCCTAGGCTGCGCAGCTCAGCATCTCGGCATTGCTGGCAATAGGTCGTGTCGCAGGTGGGTGGGCTAACAGCGTGATAGGCGCGCTCCCAGTGGACCGTATTCAAGAAGGGACTCCCGCCGCACTCGCTTATAAATTTCTCGGCGGCCTGCTTCGTGTCGAACCGAGCGTATGGCGGCCGCGGGGCGTGCGGCAAAACATAGCGATGGGGGTGAGAGGCACCGCATGAAACAACCGCCCACATAACGCCAGGCACAGGCTGCTCCGGAAACTGCTCCTCAACCTCAGCGGGCACCTCCCACAGCGATAGCTTGCCCTTGCAGTCTATCGGCGTGGCGAAGGCCTGCACGTTGGCCAGGGCCCACGCGTAGCGGCCGTTGGTGTAGTCGCCACAGGCCAGCTCCACCTCGCCTAGCACTAGGTCCCAGGTCTTATCCATCTTGTGCATGCTCTCGACCTGGCACACACCTAGGATGGCACCGCGCGGCAAGTCGTCGAAGGTGAGGCCGTGATTGGCCAGCAGCACGGCCAGGTCGGTGCCAGGGGCGCAGGCCTCGCGGCCCTTCTTACCGGCGCTAGCAGCGATAGCCAGCGGGCCACGGTGCTTGGTAGCCCACGAGCGGGTTTCAAATTGTTTGTAGCCCAGCATGATGAGCGTGGCCCAAGGCTGGAGAAGGGAAATAGCTTTCATTTGGCTGGGGTGGTTACTGTCGTGGTTTGTGTAATAGCGTCCTGCTTGGGGTCCATCGGTGGCCAGTGGCACTTCCAGCAGTGGCTGTAGAGGCTCAGCACTTCGCCGCAGCTGGTGCAGTGGGTGTCGGGGTTGGGAGATTGCATAAGCGGAGAAATAGCTGTTTCTTTGAAGTGTGAAAGCGGCGCTGGTATATTTCTTACAGGGGTGGCTAATAGTCAATCTATTTGTGCTAGTAATCATCGCGTTAGCTTATATATACCACCGCAGTAGGTCTGGTAAATAAGGAAACTGGCGTAGTACACAGCTACAGCCATGCGCTTGCTGTAGACCTCGGTGCTCATCAGAAGGGCAGGTCTTCGCGGCTCTGCTGCTCTTTCTCGAACTGGCTGACGACGTTGGCACCAATGCGGCGGGGTTGGTAGTCATCAGCAGCATGTAGCTCAGCCGACGTGCCGGGCTCGGTACCCAGGTCGTAGAGCAGCCCGCGCTTGAGATTGCAGCCCACGATGATTTCACCCACTGAGCCGTTGCGGTTCTTAGCGATGTCCATGAGCAGCGTGCCGGCGGTCGGGCTACCATCCTCGTACTCGTCGATTTTGTAGTACTCGCCTCTCCAGAGGAAAAGGATGATATCGGCATCCTGCTCGATGGCGCCCGATTCGCGTAGGTCGCTGAGCTGCGGCCGCTTCTGGCCACCGCGTTTCTCCACATCGCGCGACAGCTGGCTGAGGGCAATGACCGGCACGTTTAGCTCCTTGGCCAGTTCCTTTAGCCCACGGCTGATGCTGCTGATTTCCTGCTCCCGATTGCCGCGGCCCTTGCCATCGCCGCGCATGAGCTGGATGTAATCGACGAGCACCATGCCTAGCGGGTGCTCCGCATGCAGGCGGTGGCACTTGGCGCGTAGCTGCTGAATGCTCACGCCTGGGGTATCATCGACATGCAGGCGGTGGCCTAGGGCCTTGAGGCGGGCAGCCTTCTGGCGGATGCTGGCCACCTCTTCCACGCCACCGCGCACGTTGCCGCGGCGCAGGTCGGAGTTGCTGTAGCCCTCGACCTCTGAGGAGACGAGGCGCTGCACCAGCTGCGCCGCCGGCATCTCCAGCGAGAAGATGGCCACGTGCTTGTCGTGGTCGAGGCCTGCCTCACGAGCCGCATGCAGCATCACGGCGGTTTTGCCCATGGCCGGCCGAGCAGCCAGGATGATGAGGTCGCCGGGTTGCCAGCCGCCGGTCGAGTCGTTTAGCTCCATCAGGCCCGTGGGCACACCGGTCATGCCGGGCTTGAGCACGTCCTGCTCCAGCTTGGCAAATACCGCATCGAAGTGGTCAGCTACGGTCTGGGCGGGGCGCTGGTCGAGTACGGTGTGCAGGCCCATGAGCTGCTGCTGGGCCTCGGCTAGCACCTCCAACGGGTCGCGGCCCTCGTCATAGCCGTGGGTTTGCAGCAGGGTGCCGGCGGTGATGACCGTGCGCCGGGCGTGGAACTCGAGTAGAATGCGGCAGTGCGCCTCGATGTGCGCGCCGCTATTGATTTGGTTGGTGAGGCCTGCCACGTAGCCGAGGCCGCCGGCGCGCTCCAACGTGCCTTTGCCCTTGAGGTACGAGGTGACGGTGAGCATGTCCACGGCCAGGCCGCTGGCTAGCACTTCCTGCATGGCCAGGAATACCAGCTGGTGGCCGGGCTGGTAGAAGGCATCCGACGAAAGCAGGCTTAGCACAGCCGCCGTGGCTGAGGACTCTAGCAGGGCAGCACCTAGCACGGCCCGCTCGATGGGCAGGGCCTGCGGAGGTAGGTGGGTAGTTTTTTGATGGATGGCAGTCATCGGAAAGGTGAGGTTGGGGGCTAGCTCCAGTTCTGGGTTCTAGCCTTGGTGGGGGAAGTGGCAGCGCGGGTGGGCACAACCTCGAGAGCTTGGCCAGGACGGGCACGGCGGTCTTTAGCGACCGCCTGCCAGTCGCAGGCATTCCATTCGCCGTCGGTATAGTTCTCGGCCTCGTGACCCAAAAACTTGTCGAGGTTGTGCGGGCTCAGGCCGGAGATGCTGAGATAGGCCTGGTAGCCCTGCACCTGCTCACGCAACTGCGGCAGGTCGCTGTCAGCCCGCTGCCGCGTGAAGCGGTGGATTTTGGCCCACTTCTGAAAATGCTTCTGCTCGGTGATGTGCCAGAAGCCAGCCAGCACGATGGCCAGGCCTTTCGCCTCGAGGGCGGCAGCTTCTGAGAGGTTGCCCGCGGCCGGCGCCTGGGGGGGCTGCGCAACGGGGGGTACTAACTTCTTTTCTTCGGCTGGCAGTGCAGGGGAAGAACTTGGCGAAACCACCCCCGCCGCTGGCGTAGGGGTAGGTTTCGTTTTGTTTAGTTTATGTTTATTGATGTCTGGAGCATTTCCGCCCGAAACACTGTCAAATACACTGTCACTTTTACTGTCGCATTCCTCCCGAATGCCCTGTAAATTTTCCAGTGCATTTTCCAGTAAAAGCAGTTTGTAGGTAGAAGGGGCACGCTTGACACCGCTCGTGAAATCAATCAGTCCATATTGCTTGAGTCGGTTGCGAGCACCAATCAGGGTTTTCTCCGAAATCCCGAGGGTCGCACAGATAAGCAGGTTGGCTTGCTGAAAGGGGTTTTTCCAGTTGAGGCCATTCGATACATTCAATAGGTAGAAGTACAGGTCGGCCTCAGTAGAGGAAAAAGGCACCTCTCGACGCAGGGTCCAGAATTGGTTGATGAGCGTGAGGTAGTTCATGGTTAGGCAGCGAAAAGGGTGGGCGCAGCCTTGCGGGCCTTGGGGTCGAGGCTAGTAATGGGGGCTTCCTGATGGAAGTGGCGCAGCACCTGGAAGCACATTTCCACGTCGCGTAGCGCCTGGTGGGCACCGTGCCGGCTGAAGCCGAAGCGTTGGCATAGCTCACCTAGGCCGCAGGGCGTACTCTTCGGCAAGCGAGCGCGGGCCAGGGCCAGCGTGCAGAACCATAGGTTGGGTATCGGCTCGGGGTAGCGCTGGCGCAGGCGAGCCTCCTCGAACTTGCTGCGGTCGGCGCCGATGTTATGGGCCACGAGCAGCGACGTGCCGACGTAGGCCAGAAAGTCAGCCAACACCTTGGCTTCAGTCGGTGCCCGCTCCACATCGTAGGCTGTGATGCCGGTTACCTCAGTGGTCTTAGGCCATAGCCAGTCCGTGAAGCGCACATAGCTTTTGAAGGGCTTGCCCACTGGCTGCCAGTTGGTATAGCGCTGGGCGGCCACCTCGAGGAGAAACTTGCCTTGGTACTCGGTGTCGACGACTACAAAGTCCGCGAACAGCCCACCAGCTGGTACCGTGTCAGCTACCATGGTAACCGGTGCCGGCATCGGCTTGGCTGGGTGGTCCATGCCACGCACGCCGTTGAGTTTCTTATCGGCTTCCTTGCGCAGCTGCTTCTCCAGTTCAGCCAAGCGCTTGCGGTCGGCCGCATCCTTGCGGTAGCGTAGTAGCGCCTGGGTGTACTCCAGCTTGGTGCTGCGCCGCACTTGGTACGGTAGTCCGAAGGCTAGGCCGGTCGGGCGGTAGATAGTCTTGTCTTCATACTCGACTACCTTTTCCAGCTTGTCACGCTTGCCACCGAGCGTGAGCTTCAAGTACTCCCGTCGCCAGGAGTACTTGGAGTGGTTCATCGTTTCCTGTAGCAGGAAGTAGTAGGCTTGCGGGCTGCTCATGCGGCTACCTCCTGCTTTTTGCCCTTGGTATTCGTTACCGACTCGGTGGCCAGCTTCAGCAGCTTTGCAGTATCAGCACCAGCTAGCTTGGCATAGCCAGTCAGCCGGCCGTTGCTGCTATCAAACGTCGAGCAGTTGTAGCCCAACATGGCGAAGTAGAGCGCTAGCTTCTGCTCATAGTTGAGCCGGTCAACGTTTAGCTTCACCCACGCCCACAGGCCTTGGTAGTTTGATGCTGGTGTGAGTTTGCGCAGGGCAGCCTCGCCACCTTCCGGAAGCTCCCAGCCGAAATCATTGGCTAGTGCCAGGCGCAGTGGTGTGTGGGGGCCGCCCTGGCTGCGCAACTGGCCATACAGTTCCTGCTCAATGTGCTGCTCGAGCACGCGGCCATTAAGGGCCTGCGTGTAGAGGTGCCGGGTGAGCAGCGCCCGATTAGCCTCATCAATCTTCGCCTTACGAATCTCAGCAGAGCGGTCGGCCTTTTTCTGTTCGTGATTGGCTACCGCATTTTTTACAACTACCCAGCGCAGGGTGCCAGCCTCAGGGCCCTCTATCACCACCGCTTGCACAGCACCCTCCGCACTAGGCTGGGCCTCTGTGTATTTGTCTTTTGTGATGGCCTGCTTATTATCAGTATAATAGCTCAGGCAAATGAGCGGGGGGGCTTGACCATTTTGGGCAGTTAAAGTCTTGATTTGGCGGGCTACCAAACGCACTTTCTTCTCGCCATAGCAGGCACCATCAAGGCATAAGTCGCTACCCGTGCGCTCTGGCTCGTCGAAGAGTCGTGGCACCGCACAGCTGCGCTTAGGGCAAGCCAGGCACGCACCTGCTTTGGGGTAGAGCGTGGCATCGTCGAGCGGGAAGGGAGCCCGATTCAACTCACGTAGGACTTGCTCAGAAATGATGCGGCTAATGAGTCCAGCTTCGAAGGCATTGCCATTCTTGAGCTGATAACTCCATTCTTTCTCGATGTACCGCTGCACTATCTGTTGGGCAGCAGCTGGAAGGCGAGCAACCTGGTGGGCAGCGACCAAGGGCAAACGCTCCTGCAACAGAAGCTCAATCCAGAACTCTGCCAGCTCAGCCAGCTTGGCGCGCTGAAGTACGAACTTCTCACCCTTCCCCACCTTCAGGCCAATCTCCTCGGCCGAGTAGCCGTTAGCTATCAACTTAGCGAAGGCCTGCGCCTCATCGGCCGGGCGCACGTCGACACGCTGCAAGTTCTCTAGCAGCTGCACCTCCAGAAATTCGCGGTCGGTGAGGTTGCGCACGGTAGCCGGCACCTCGACTAGCTCAGCCAGCTGGGCCGCGCGGTACCGGCGGCCGCCGGCCACTAGCTCATACTTGCCCGACTCGGTACCATGGGGCCGCAGTACGATGGGTTGTAGAATGCCGTGGGCCTTCACGCTCTCGGCTAGCTCACCTAGGGCAACCTCGTCGAATACCTTGCGGGTATTGGTGGTGACGACGATGCTGGCCAGAGGTACGAGACGCAGGCCTACTTTATAGGCATCGGCTGCCTCATCTAGCGGAGTGCGCTGTACCTCTGGCTCTTCCTGTACCGCGGCAATGCCGGCGGCAGTAGCGCGTACGGTGGTACCGTTGGCAAAAGGCATCAGTTCAATCAGGCCAGCTTCTTGCAACTCATTCAGTTGTTTACCGTGGCCCTCGTCGTTGCTGACGTTGTATTCCTGATGCTCTGCAATCTGCTCGAGTAAATTCCAAGCCAGAATGCTCAGTGCTAATTCTGGCTTTTCTTGGCTATTCAGGAACGGCAAATCAGAATCCTCCTCGATGGCGGGGTGCTCGGCCTCCGGCTCGGGTACGTACTGCACCACGGGAGTCGGTACCACTAGCAAGTCATAGCTATAGATATTCGTGGGCCACTGCGCTAGCTCTGGGTCGTCAAACTTCACAGTAACCATTGAAAAGCTGCCAGTAAGCTCCCCAAACTCAGTTACGGTGCCCAGCTTACCCTCTAGGGCCTTCATCTCGGCCGAGGCTAGAGAATCATTTTCCAACACTACCCGCACCTGTTGGCCAGGGCGAGTAGGGCGGTAATTCTCAAGGCGCTCGATGTCCGGCCCCATCCAACGCAGTTGAGCATTGGGCAGCAACACGCGGCCCGACGTGCTGGGGCGGCCATTAAGCTGCACGTAGCTGGATAGCTCCAGTGTGGTCGGGAAGGCGTCAACCTTGCCGAATAGGCCGTGGTACTCTTCACCGGGCGAAACAACTAGCACGTTGTCACCTGGGCACAGCACCCAGCCATTAATATCAGCGCGGGGCTGTGGGCCAGTCTTAGCCGCTGGCGCCGTCGCTTTCTTTGCTTTTGTTGGCATACCTTTGAGTTGTAAAGTGTTGGAGATTTGTGAGCAGGGCCACCGTTACCGCGGTGGCCCTTTCTCGTGGGGGTCAGCAGATTCGAACTGCTATTCATGGTGGCCAGCCCGTCTTGCCATTTAGACGACACCCCCAGTGCGACTAGGCCGCGATAGCCATGGCGCTGCGCAGGTTCTCGCTAGCAGCCATCAGCTCGGCCCGCAGTGTCTGCCAGTGCACGTTGCCATCTTCATTGAGGGCCGTCAGGCGGGTCACCTCGCCAGCACCTAGGTGCTCGCCCTTCTTGTAGAGGAAAGAATGCAGGGCTTGGCGCATCTCCTTATCCGCATCACGGCCTTCGCGGAAGGCTATTTCATTGAGTAGCTTGAAAATGGCTTGGCCTGCGCGCACCTCATCGAGCTTGCGCAGAACCTTCAGCATGTCGGCCTTCTCGCCGGCGCTGATGGTTTGCAGGTTGATGAGGCGCATGATTTCTGCGCGCTGGGCGTCACTAGCATCCTGGGCGTCCATGCCAACGGTGGGCTGCTCGACGAACTCCTTCACCAGCTGCTCGTCGCGCACGGGCTTGGGTGCTGCTGGCTGGCCGAAGCGCTTCTTAGCAGCTTCTTTATCAGCTAGCAATGCTTCTTTGAGGTGCTTGGGAATCTCTTTCCAGATTTGCGCCACATCCTCGATTTTCTTGGCATACATCAAGCGGGTGCGGTGGCCAGCGATTTCGCGCTCGTCTATCTCTTCCTGGGTAGACACGGTGCCGACCACGTGCACACGCGCTGGCTCGGCTGCGGCTGGCTCGGTCACTACCACGGCACCAGTGCCGGCGTCCTGCTCGGCCTGCATGTCGAGGCCAATCTCTTCCTGGGTTACCAGGCCGCTGATGCTGAAGGCCCGCTTCAGTGCCATCGCCTCGGCCACCTTGATAATCATGGCTGTGGGGTACTTCTTCCAGGTGGGGTTGCTGCCGGCGCAGTACTCTTTGAGCGGGGCGTAGAAGTAGGCGGGGTAGGCGCGGTCCTTACGGTGCACCAGCGCGTAAGCGCCTACTAGTTCGCCGCGGGGGTTGCCGTAGGTGTGCGTCACGTGACCATCGGCCCGACGCTCTACCGTGTCGCCGGCGCACACAGCGTCCGACACGATACCGTTCATCTGCTTATCGCGGCTAGCAATCTTGAGGTAGCCGTCGCGGCTGGTGAAGATGGTAGCGGGGTTGTTGCCGTACTTGATGCACCAGACCTCCTTGGCAAACGGGTCGAGGCCATAGGTTTTGGCCAGGTGCATAAAGAGCATGAACTCATTATCTGACACGCCCTTGGCGACGGTGTCCTTCATGAGCTGCATCTGCTCTTCGGTGAAGCTGATTTGCTCGGCCAGTTCGGCGCGAGTCTTTTTGGTGGTGGCTACTTCGGTGGTTACCATTATCTTTGCAGGGTTAGGTTTTAAATCGGGATGAAGGCCGGCGCTGTGAACGCCGGTCTTTTTCGTTTTAGAGGCGGAAGGCCTGCGCCCGTTGGTGGGCTGTGAGCAGGGGCCGCACAACCGAAGTGGGGCGCTCTTCACCGAGCAGGAAGAAGGCGGCTGCGATGAGTATCGTTAGGAGCATGAAGGCCAGCAGCAGCCACACCGTGCGCAGCAAGCCTTTACTTACCTGCGGGGCCTCGGCTGGGCCAGTGGGCAGCACACGGGGTTGGCGGTCAAGGAAGGCCTGCACATCGCGGGCCTCACGGGGGCGCTGCACGAAGAGCACCGAGCCTTGGTCGTTGGTGAACTTATACATCGGCTTGCCCCTTCGCTACTACCAGCATTTGACGGTGCACATGAAGCACCTTTTGGATGGACTCGGGCAAGCTTTCATCAGCCAGCAACTCGCTCAGCATCGTATCGATGTACTGGCGCAGGGCAGCACTTTCGCGCTCCCGGCAAGCAATGATTTCGTCGGTAGTGCGTAGTACTTGTTCGACCTGTTCGGCCTGGTAGTAGCGCTGCTGGCCAGCTTCCGTAGTGTAGGCAAACACTACTAGTTGGTCAGCTAGGTAGGCGGGGGGCGGCGTGCCCGTGGGCTGGTTCTCTGCCATCGCTGTGAATAATGGTTGAAGTGAGAGGGTTAGGCGGCGGGTTTAGGGTAAATCCTGGGTAGTAGGCGGTGCATCTTCTTGGCTTCCTTAAGGCAGCGGTCGATTTCGAATTGCACCGACCGGATGGAGCGAGCTATCTCGTCAGCATTGTTATCGGCCAGGGCCTGCTCTGCAATGCGGCGGTAGCTGCTGGCCCTGGGGCTGTCTAGCTGTTCGAGCAGTTGGCTTAGCTCCTGGCGAGGCGTGAGGCCTGGCAGTGGTGGCAGTGCCAGCTTTGGCAGCTTGCGGCGCAGGTGGGGCGGGCTTACCGTGGCGCGGAAGGTTAGGCTTTCTTCGCAGCTGCGACAAGGCTCGGTGAGAATCTTGACCTTAGCCAT